GAACTCCTAATAATCCGCTTTCTGATGATAACAAATATGCACTACTTTGGATCTGCTTTGATGGTATCGTTATTTGCAATACTCCATTCTGAATCGTAAAGCTATGACCACATGCAGTAGTAATCTTATGCAATGCATTTTTTGCTGAGCCTATAAAGCTAAATCCGTTTGGGAAATTAGGAAATTGCAGATACTCCGCGTATATAACTGATATACCCATTGTATCTGCAACTTCTTGATATAGGTCCTTGGTATTAACAATACCATTTTTAGATATGGATAAAAAAGTATCTGACAATTCAACCTTACCATCTACAACTTCTATCTCTGTCATTCTATCAGCATTATCAAGTGTTGTAATTGCTGATACAACACTTCCAACCAATATAATAGAACGATTATTACCATATCCGGCTTTTAATTCTAATATGCAATCTTTACTCTCAAGTACATTTAAACTTGAGGGTGATAAATTCCATATTTGTACCTTTCCGTTGTTTGGTGTTTCTGAATTGGATTTTTCGATACTAAACGATATATGTAACACATCATTGTCTGAAACTTTATTGCCTATCTCAAATCCGTTTGCACCTTTACTTCCACACACTATGCTATAAGTTCTTAAAAAGTTATTCATTCTAAGTCGCTCCTTGGTATATACACAAAGTCGGCAAGGCTATTAACAAAGTCATTTCTTCCAATTTTGCCTAAATCAGATATGCATCCAAAATCACCATCAGGTAAGTCTATATTTGTATATGGAAAAAGCAATGGAAAGTTAGGAACAATTTTAATCATCGAAACCAACGGAAAACCTTTTGAGTTATATATTCCAAAGTTCCAATAATCAAATGTCTCATTATATGTAAATCTAAGCTTATATTCTGTACCATCAATAGTTATATTTGATATACTATCGTTCATATCAGGAACACCTATATAAATCATATAAACTCCTTACTTTTTCTTTTTGAATAATCCACCTGCAATACCATACAATATTGAATGTCCTTTCTTTGACTCATTCTTTTGACTTGAATCTGCATTTCCGCCTCCACCTGACGCGGCAACACCTGCACTATTGTTAGCCTCTTCTTCTCCTCCGCCTTTCTTCTTAGAAGATTTTGTATCTGATTTTCCTGCATTTGCCATACTTTGACCTGATTTCAAAACATAATCAGGAATACTCGCAGTCTTGGTATTAGTAATTCTGACTTTTGTTGCAGTAATAGAAATTTCTCTTGCATATCCAAGCTCTTTCGATTTTTTTATGCTTATACTTGTAAGCCCCATATCTGTATATATAGTATCAGGAGTAACAATCTTTACAAGCTTCTTAGACAACCATAGCTTTTCTATCTGCTCACAAATCTTTTTAACTCTATCCATCGAATTACTATGCCTATACAGAAATGTGACCGGCGTATTGCTTATATATAAAGTCATCTGTATACCGATAGGCTCTAATACAATTGTATCAGAAATAGGGAAACCGCTTTCTACAGGATACTTAGGAATAGTTGCATTCAAATCCTTCTGCTCACTTAACATGGCATCAAATGTAATGCCGTCTATAGCCACAGGCTTCAATCTTTTTCTTATCATGCTATATTTATCCCCTTGAATAGGCAAGTGCCCTTGCCATGTATGTAGTAGCATCTGATGCAGATTTCTTCATTGCATTAGATACATTCCTTTGAGCTTCTATACTTCCTCCGGTATAACTGTTATCAATGTTTACATTCTGTGTGATACTTGTAGACCTGTTACCTATAGTGCTATTAGCAGCTGTTCCATAGCTGGCAGTCCTCAAATTCATCAACGAACTCATATCACTTGTGAGAGACTTGATCTCATCTATAACATTTTTTCTATTTGCTTTAATTCCCTGTGCTAATCCACCCATAAAATCAGGCATCCATGTCTCATAATCTGTAAGCGGACCTTCATCAGGCACTGAGAAGTGAAGAAATGATTTTATATTTCCTGCAACATTCTTTACTGCATCGGTAACCTTCCCCATAGCTCCTGTGATTCCGTTAGCTATACCTTGAATCATATCAATACCCCATTGTACTGCCTGAGAAGGTAAAGATTTGATAAAGTCAATTGCTGCTGTAAAACCATTGACTATAGCATCTTTAATGCTTCCAACTGTGCTTGTAATACCATTTAATATATTATTAAATGTATCAGATATAAAGGACGATATAGCATCAAGGACACCTGATAAGAAGCTTGATATATTATTCCAAATACTTTCCCATATAGTGGTTATAAGGCCTAATACGGTAGCAATTACGGTGTATAAAGCTCCTGTTGCTGCATGGATTATTCCGATTATCATATCCCATAATCCTGAGAAAATTTCTTTTATAGCTTGCCATGCTCCACTCCAATTGCCTTGAAATACTGATGTAAGAAAATTTAGAATGCCGTTCAGTACTTGCATAAAACCATCTATAACAATTTTTAGTCCATCAAATATTATTTTAAATCCGGCTAATACCGTACTTCCCCAGTTATCCCAAAATGTCTTTATAAGTCCAAAAACAATCTCTATAATTGTCAATATAATATTTATAGATGTATTCACTATTGTAAATAACCTATCAAATACAATTGATAAGAAGTCTAATATCTTTTGCCATGTGCTTAATATAGTATTTGACGAACTTTCCTGCGAATCAGCAATATCATCACTACTGTCACCAAATATTGTGCTTATGAGCTGTGAGATAAAAGTAAATATACCACCAAGGTAATCCATAACCAGATTCCAGTATCGTTCAAATGTAGCGTATATCTCTTCACCATGCTTTTCAAAGAAACCTTTAACAGTATCTATAAACATTCCGACTGCTTCTTTTATGGTATCGAATATGTTAAATAAAAACTCTTTTACCTTTCCGAAAGCATTGATTATATTCTGCCTTGCTTCATCTACATCTATACCTGCATTCTTAAAGATTTCTCCTATGACAGAATCATTTCCAAGCATAAACTGAATAAAGTCCTCCACTATAAGTGCGAGAACTACTATAACGGCAATGACACCTAAGACTTGTAGACTTGATGCCCCAAAGAACTTACCAATTCCTTGTATCAATTTGATAAACGCTTTAGCACCTTTTATTACTTTTCCCCAGTTCATAGCTATTAAAAATGCTCCAGCTATTATAGATAATAACTTAATAGCATTTTCCATACCTCCAAGCCTATTTACTATAGTACCTACGACTCCTATGACTCTATCAATTCCACCTCTCATAGAGGATGTAAATCTATCAATAGCCGGCTGTAGTATTTTTACAATGCTATGTATTTTATCAAATGTTTTTAGAATACGATTATTTCCTTCTGCATCGAGCAATATAGCCTTTGCAAATTTTGTTGCAGCCTTTACACCCTTAGTGACCCATTGAACAAATACTGCCATTACAGGAAGTAACTGTCCACCAATGAACTCTTTAAACTCTTCTTGTGCTGATTTTAAAGACCTCATAGATGACTCATAAGAGCCCATACTTCTTACACAATCGCCTACTGCATCAGGTGACTGTCTTAAAATAGCATTATAGTTTACCTGCATCTTATCAAGCTGAGACAGCTTTTCATAGCTTCCTTCCATGCCAAGTGCTTTCATTGTCTCTGCTCTAGTTACATCATTTAATACTGCACCTAATGTCTTTGCAGCTTCACTTTCTCCCATTACAGCCTTTGTCATGGCTTCAACTGCTACATCTTCATCTTGATTAGAAAAAGAAGCAATATCTAAGGCTAAAGAGGTCATCTCCTTAGATAAATTTGCTCCTTCTTCTCTGGTCATTCCAAAACCAACAAGTAGATTCTGCTGGTCTGCTAAATAGGCCTTAATTGCATTTTTATTTCTACCAACCGAATCCGCAAATTGAGTTGCCCAATTATCCATCTCGGTAGCCATGTCTCCAAATACAACATTGAACTTATTTTCCATCTCCTCAACATTAGATGCTGCTTCAATACAATCAGATACAAAAGAGCCTAATGAGTTAATAGAAAAAGCAATGAATATAGTTCCTAAGAGTTTTGTGGCCATATCCTTAAGTGATTTGATACTACTTTCTGCCTGTTGCTGAGAAGCTGAGTCTACTTCAAATCCAAAGGCAACGGATATATCCCTAATTGTCATTTAAGTCCTCCTTTCAATCTCTTCGGCTCTCCCTCTTTCAATATCTAATTGCATAGAATATAAGGAATATAATTTTAGCATTTCGTCAAGTGTGTAAACTTCTTTTAGTTCTGTCATTGATACAATGCCTGCTCTTATCAATACATAACCTCTAAGCTCTAACTCACCAAACTGTGAATAATCAAATTTGCCGAACTTTACAATTTCTTCCTCAGTTTCTTGATAGCCACCGGTTCGGCTTTCCCAGATAGGGTGGCTAATCTCTCGAAAAAACCATTAAAATTTAGCTTTATAACATAAACACATAGCACAAACATATCCTGTACATTTCCACAGAATACCTCATCTGCTAAATCTCTATTAAGCTTTTCCTGATGTGTTTTGCCGTCATCGTCTTCATACTCAATTACAATATTTTCTCCAAGCAATAACTTACTCATAAGAGATTCCAGCTTATCACCATTGATTGCAGTTGAGCCTGATAATGCCTCTGCTGCTTTATTTACATCTATATCCATTAAATCCCCATTACCAACCAACGGTGCAATAACACCAATTAAAGGGGACAAGACCGATGCTAAATCCCCTGTAATATTGGCTGCTTTAAATGCAGGAAATGGCTTAATGTAAAATGTGTTATCACCTATATTTACCTTTTGTGCCTCCATTTGCTTTAAAGCCATATATCAATCTCCTTACTTAAATTCACCTTCACCAACAACTATTTCCCACTCTCTATTGCTTTGTGCTTTTCCTCTTGCCCATGTAGCCGGCTTTGTTACCCATGCTACAGCACCAACAAATCTTTCTTCACCGATAATATCATTGATAGAAACAGCGAATGTTCCGTTTCCATTCAGCTGGTCCTTATCATACATATCCTGCAAGAAATCATTTGTAGATGATGACTGCAACAATGCAATCTTTACTTTGTACATTCTGGAAGGATCTATACTTCTTGCCACCTCCCCATCTGCACCTACTACATAAGATGTGCCATCTCCATCAGACTCAACACTTATAAAACTATCATCAGCAAATCCACTTACAATGTGTCTGCCAAGGGCACATGTTACCTTACGTGGATTGTATGTAGTTACTTTTGCCATAGTATTCTCCTTTCAATTAGAATGTCACATATCCTTCTATCTCTACTGCATGTATTGCCCCTGCAACCCTAGCAGACCATGTACAGTTAGATAGCTTTCTTGATTTCCTAACCTCTTCTGTTATTTCAGATGACCTTGGAACATTGACATGATAAGCCGGAATAGCATTTCCATCAGCATCAAACTCCGTGAGTGAAATACCGCCAATATCCTGTGCCTTCTTGAGTGTTTCCTCAATTTTACAAAGAACAAGATTTATACCATTGTCATTGAATGGAATCTTCTTGTTATCTTTAAACAACTTAAATACATTGACCTGCATTTCATTCTTCAGCCAATCTATGAATCTTATTACATCAATCCATTCTCCACTCAACGTTGCTCCACCGATATTGAAATTAGAACCTGCATACCTCAATACCATTCCAACATGCTTTCCCTCTAAGTTTCTTTTCTGTTCATTAGTAAGCAACGATGGATATACGCTATTCAATGCCTTTAAATGCCATGTTTCGGTTCCTGGATTGTATGAAAAACACTTTGCCATCAATGCTAATGCGGCGTATCCATTTTCTTTAGGCTGATTTCCGGCATCAAAACCGTCTGCAAGACCAGAATATATAGCAAATGTCCTATAATAATTGGTCTTCGTAATTGGAATAGTATCTATGTTGTCATACTCAAACCCAAATAACTTGTTATTTGATTCTGCCCAATCTGCAGCTTTATCAATATCTGCCTTATCCTTAAATCCGGTAATATGGAATCCGTAAAATCCTACCTGCGAACTTGCTCTATCAAGCGTAGCCTTCAAGTCTTCATTCAATGCATCTGTCTTTTTTCTAAGACAAACAAAAATTCTACTCGGTGATGGATTTTGTGAAAAACATACACTTGCAGCTATATAAGCTGCCTCTGTAGTCTTATATCCATATTCCAATAGCTCGTCTGCATTAGATATCTCAATTACAGTTTCTGTCATCTGCTTTCTTGACGAGGCACTGGCTTTTTCTACTACAATTAATATCTTGTCAAATGAAACATCACTTGTTGTGGGATTTGAAATCTCTATATTGCATTTGATAATGTCATCTAATA